ATACAGGCCAGGCTTCGCAAACGCGCCAGTCAGGGTGCCGTTATGCCGGTAGATTTCAATACCGGGCGGAAGATGCCCCTCCACGATTCGCACACCGCGCCTATCAGCACCCGGAATCTGAAAGTCCAACTCTTCGCCCACCGTGACGCACTGGCGGTCACTATCAGTGTCGAAATCAACCGCCCACCCAAGCGTGATGGTCTCCGCCTCTCCCACCTGGAAGCGAGCACCTAACTCGTCGAAAATATGCCGCGCCACGGCAGACTCGCGCCCCTCCGGCACCACGCCCAGAAACAGGCCCGCGTAAGGGTGCTCCGACTCCGGCACCGGCGTGGGCACGATATAGCGGTAATCCATTTATCCTCCCTTTGTCACGGCCATCCGGCCAATCACAGCACGAATGTTTTCCTTATTCGCCTGGTACAGCTCGCCCGGCGATGCGAGCGATGCGTAATCACCAATACGCAAATGCCAGCCAACTTCCTGCCCCGGCTTCGAGGTCCACGTCAACCCACTGACGTAGGCTGCCCACACCACGCCCCACGCGGTAACACCGATGGTGTCGCCCAGGTCAAAATCACGGCCCGGCAAATACGGGTCGGGGTTGTCGATGGAGAACTCGGCGCTGATGCCGCCCTCCGTTTCCTGCTTCGCCTGCCACGCCTTCTGCAGCGATTCCACTGTGTTTGCTTCACCAGTTTTGGAGATAGCCGTGAAACGAGACCGGCCATAATGAAACTGGCGGTTCTTATCCACATACTCGTTGAGGACAAACAGGCGGTCGGCAGACATTTCTGCCAGCAGCTCACCGCCGCCCTTAATCACCTCGGAAATAGGAGCACCAACCCACGGGATTGCGGCCACCGCAGCGGCAAACGCCGTCTTAATGCCAATATTCGCCGCCTTATTCACGATGTCTGGTGACTTACCACCCACCAGCCAGCGGTGGTCCGTGGACTTGCGCAGTGTTACGTCTGGGGCGTCCATGAGTGTGTAGACCACCCACGGGCGCCGCCCATCGCTATTTCTAATGTCCACGTCCGCGAACTCGGTAGTAGACGTAATGAAATCATCGCTGCTAATCTTTCGGCGCAACTGGCGGAAAGCCTGCCCCACGATGCCGGCCGCACCCGTGACCGTCGCCCTGGGGGCGAAGTCAATAATCGTCGTAGGCAACGACAGTGTTGTATAGGACGGGAAGGGCTGCGGGTCGCCTGGAAGCCACAACCACGCGAAAGGCTGCACACCAGCCGCCGCCCACGTCGCTTTAAGCAAGTCCCACGCGTTATCCCAACGGGCGGACACCACGCACCATTCGGAGCGATTACCTGACATGACCGGTGAGCAAATTACCGGGTGCATCGAGGGGTTAAATCCGCGCCACTGGGCAGGGCTTGTGTATCCAGCCGTCCACGAGAACATGCTGTCTAGAAGGCTCGGCTGCTGATACCCAATAAGGTTGCGGCCGATGAGTTTACGGGAGACTTTTTCGGCGCTGCCGTCTTGACGGTCCTCCCACTGCAATTGCACAACCTTAGACCGGTTGGACGGGTCCGCCCACAGTGGCAAGTGCTTTAGGTGCTCCATCGAGTCCACACCCGTGAGTTCCACCTCGGCGGGGTTTCCCTGCGGGTCGCCACCACGAGGGTTGATTTCCAGAATGCGGTAGCAGCGGCGTTTAAGGCCGGGGCGTTCCACGACGACATGCACCGCGCCGTGAATAAGCGCGTCTAGACTGCCGCCCTTATCCAAGTTTCGGAGGTCATCGCGTAGCAGGTAGTCCACCACGGGGTTGACCACACCAGGTGATACCTCACCCGGCAGGGTCATGGACATGTTGCCTACGTCCGCAAAAATGCCACCCCACTCGGCCTCCAGCCAATCCTCAATATCGAGCACCGGTTCCCAGTTCTTGTTATACAGGCCGACGTACTGCCCGTGGGCTTGCATGACCGCTTCACGGTGAGCTTTATGCTGCGACCAATTGACCATGCGTCACCTCCACGGGCTAAGAAAGCGCGGGGTAACCTCAAGGGTCAGGCCCGCGCCCAACTGAAAATCATTCTTCGTGTGCGGCTGCAGAGTCTCCCCCACCAGCACGCCACGAAGCGAAGACCACGTACCCGAATCAACATTGCCGTTCGCGTCCGTCACCTGGCCTTGCATACCGCGCTCCAAATCAATCCACCTCGTGCCCGGCCCCTGCGCCAAACTGACACGCAAACCACTCGGCAAAGTAAAACTGGTTGAACGCCCGTCCCATTTCAGGCGAAGTTTCGGCGGCAAATCACCCGGAACCGTCACAGTGACGTTACCCGCATATGTCCTAACACCCCCAGACCAGAACCCATCAAGGCACTGATAACGAACACTATCCTCAATAAGACGAGTACCTGACGGATCTACCTCAACCTCAGCGAAACTAACCAGCCGCACACGAGCCTGACGATTACCACCATCACGCGCCACAACCTTCAACAGGCCATCCTCAAAATAAGACCACGCATTACGCCAATCACGCAGAGTCTCCATCACAGAATCATCAGGCCCAGGGCGAACAACAACATCCAACTCGCCATCAAACGCCTGAACCTTCGACCCCGTCACACGAGAACCGTAACGAGTAACCGACGCCGCCGAAGTGAAATCCACCTCGCCGAAGCCACCACCGAAACCACTCTCTTTAAGGACCACCCGCTGCTCATCTGCTTCCACATCAAGCATGGAATGCAAAATGAACTGCTCACCAGGGCGGTGCGGCGCAGTATAGGTCACCTTATAGCCCGGATACTCCGGCATAGAGAAACCAGAGTATCCAGAACCAAAGCGAACTGGATTAACCATCTACATCGCACCTCCCCTAGTAGTCGCAGCAACAGCCACACCAGTACGACGGCGCAGCTTGCCAATCTCCTCCGTGTTGATAGTGACCTCGCCTTCGACCTTGTCCATGCGCTTACGCAGAACCTCCTGGCCCTCAAGGTTGACCACAAGCGTCATGCCATCATCACCGTTTAGGCCACCGCGCTTAATGTCGCGCCACTGGTCACCGTTGAACACTGGCTCCGGCTCGTTGGATAGGTTCACGGCAATGCCACCAGGCTTCAGCCAGCCGCCCTGGTCGAATACACCAACCTTGTTCAGTAGGTCCTCAGCCGCTCCCATCTGCTGGCTGTACCGAGACGGGAACGCCGATACTTGAACTTTTTGTGCTGCAGCGCCAGGGTCCATCGCGTGATAGTCGAAGCCCTTGAGCTTGTCGAAGAACATGCCGGCGGAGTCGTATGGGGTCATGCGCTGCTTCACCGTGCCCCACGCGCCGTTATCACGCTGCTGGAACAGACCCACAGAATCGTAATCCGAACCAACAGCATCGTGCCGGTACTTCAACGACTCCGGCACAGCACGGTTAGCCCACATCTTCAGCGGGTTACCCGACTCCACCAAAGCGGTCGCAATACCAATTTTCGCCGCCAGCTTATCCAGCCTCATGTCCTTAGCCTTGCGAGCAATCTCACCAGCAAAGAAATCAGGGCCCCACGTTGCGCCCTTTTTCTTCTCTGGTTTCGGTGCCGCAAGCTGCGGGTCTTCAGCAATCTTCGCCGGTGACAATGACGTTGCCGCATCGTCCTCAATCGCTTGGGCGTTCTTCGCGGCCACGTTGGTACGCGGCTGCTCCTTAACCTCCTTGGTGGTGACGATACTGTCACCGCTTGGCAGAATGTCCTTGCCCTTGGTGGTCAGCAGCTTCTTGATGGTGGAATCTTTCATTCCCAGCATGTCGAAGATGCCGTCCACTGCGAAGTCGAGAATCGACTGGTCACCCAAGCCCTTGGCGGCGGTGGCCTTAGCCGCGTCCTCCGGGGACAACGCTACCGTGACCGTGTTCTCGCCAGTGCTACCCGCAGTGGTTTCATCGGCGCTCACAGAGACGGGCACGCCGTCAATGGTCATGGTGCTGCCGTCCGGGATGGCATTCTGGTCGAGAATTTTGTTCATCTTCGGCGGCTTCGGCGGCTTAATGGTCTTGTAAAAGAACGTGTCGAAATAGGAGTCCCACGCGCCAGCAGCGCGTCCACCAATCTGGCCGTTACCGCGAGCACCGCCCATTTCTACGTTCGTACCATCTGGCAGCGTAGAAGCCGTGTGACCACCACCAGGCCCACCGTTTTTGAACCCAATTCGCAGGTCACCCTGCTTGCCGCGACCACTCTTGAAGCCGTTCGACGAAAGCCACTGTGCCTCATCCATCGTGGCGAACTTACGCGGGAACGGGTTCTGCCCGACTGCGAGTGCAGCAAAAGCGGATGCCGTACCGGAACAGTCGCCCCAGTTGGAGCCACCGAACACGTACGGTGCGCCTTCCAGCGACCGGGATGCCTGATAGCCATTGACTCGTCCGCCTTCCGCAAACTTGCGCAAGTCCTTGGCCGTAATGCCACCATCGTCGAAATACTGGGTACGCATTGGTGCGACCGCCGAGTACGGCGCCGGGCTAATCCGCTCACCATCCTTGTCCAGGACAGTCAGGCCGAAAATATCCGCCGTCTTGGCGAGAATCTCAGTGGATCGCTTCCGCTTCGACTTGGCTAGTGGGATGTAGGACTCGCCGCCGGTTTCTGGCTCCGCCCAGATTCGCCACTCGCCGCCCTTAGCAATCTGCGCCTTGTGCTTCTCTTTCGAGCCGCCATTAGCGTAGTGCTCCAACTTGTCGATGCCACCGTCGACGTAGGCACGGGTGATGCCACCCTGCGCCATGTAGACGCCGCCGTCCATGAAGCCAAGCATGCCGCGAATTTTGTCCGGCATCACCGAACCAATCGCATTGCCCACCTGGCCGAACATCGACTTAATGCCGTTAATAAGGCCGTTGATGATGTTCTTGCCGGCGTTCACCAGCCACGAACCAGCCGAGGCGAATACGCCCTGGACCTTGCCCGGAATCTGGCCGATCACGCCCATCATCTCGCCAATCTTGCTACGAACCGTGCCAACCATACGGCCAATAGCCTGACCAAACGAGGCGGCCACCTGCTTCGCATTCTCGAAGATGGACCTAAAGAAGTTCATCGCCGAGTTGATAACGCCGTGAACAATGTTGGAAATCGCCTGGCCCATCGCGCTGAAACGATTACGGATATTCGAGAAATTACCCGTGAGCACGTCCGCCAGCAGGCCAGCCGCGTTACGGAAGAAATCCCACGCGGGCTTAATGACGCCATTCCACACGTTGGAGATAAGCGAGCCCATCGTGCGGAACGCGCCGCCAATCACGGCGGTGAAAATCGGCACGACAAACGACGCCACCGACTGAACCACCGACATGAACAGCGACAGGACGGGCTGAATAGCCCCGGACCACACGGAAGAAATAATCGAACCTACGAACTGAAATGCCGTAGAAATTCCCGAAAAAGCCGCAGACACGACAGAGCCCAAAACTTGGAAGCCCGTCATCATCACGTCAACAATCGGAGCAATCCACGACTGGTAAAACTCACCAAAGCCCTGCGTGAACTCGGCCCACTTCTCCTGCATGCTATTCCAGGCGTTAATCGCCGTGGCCTGCAGAGCAAAAAAGCCAGCCTTAATAAACTCCACAACCGGAGCAATCCACGTCTGGTAGAACTGGCCGAAACCCGTGGTGAACTCTTCCCACTTGGACTTCATAAAGTCCCACGCAGCAACAGCAACATTCTTCAAATCCACGATGCGGTCGCGGAAGAACGTCAGTGCAGTGAAGATTGGGGAATCCTCACTAATGCCCAAAGCAGCGGCATAGTCAGTCGTGTCACCAGTCTTCAAGAAATCAAGGGCGCCGGAGAAAATCTCCTTCACGCGGTCAATAGCACCAGTAACCTTTTCCACCGTGGCATCCCACGCCCCGGAAATCGTCTCACCAATCTGGGAGAAGACAGGACCAAAAGTAGACTGCACCCAATCCAGACCGGCCTGGAACTTTTCCACTACCCAATCCCAGCCAGCGCCCAGGGCCTCAGTAAACTGTGCCCAGATTTTCTGACCGGTCTCGGTCTTCGCAAAGAACCACGTCAGACCGGCAACTACAGCTGTAATTCCAGTGATGATAAGCCCCATAGGGTTAGCCCTCATCACCGTATTCAAGATGCGCTGCGCCGTAGCTTGCGCCTTCGTCACCGTCGTCCACAATTGAGTGGCCTTCACAGCCTTCATCGCCCACGAGACAAAGCCGCCAGCGGCCATAATCTTCTGCTGCAGAACCAACAATTTATAAGCGCCGACGACGGTGCCCACAGACACCGCCAACGAGCTCAACCAGTCAGAATTACGAGAAATCCACTCCCCAACAGACTTCAACGCATCAACGACAGCTTTAATCGCCGGAACCAACTGGTCTTTGAACACGTCAATGGCCACGTACGTAAAATCAGTGATTTTTAGCGATATATCACCAATGAGCGGACTGATTTCCTCCAGCCCGGCTTTCGCAGCGTTATTAAACGCAGCCTTCATGTTGGTGAGACGGCCCGACGTGGTTTCTGCCATCTTCCCCATCACGCCAGACATTGATTCAACTTCACCAGCCATTCCCGAAGACCCCTCGAGAATGCCCTTAGTCAAAATATCAATGCCCTCGGCAGCATCGACCGCACCCGAGGAAATCTTTTTCTGCATTTCTTCGGTGGTAACACCATACTCATTCGCAAGAATGGTCAGTCCCTGCACACCACCTTCAGCGAGGCTGTTAATGGTATCCATCGAGATTTTTCCGGACGCGGCAGCCTTACCAAACGAGTCAGCCATCGAGTTCAAGGCCTGCTCGCCCTTGCCCGAAGCCGACG